ATTATTGTTTCTACCCCACGAGGTATGAATCATTTTTACCGACTGTGGCATGATGCAGAACTAGGTAGAAACGAATATATCACCACAGACGTTCACTGGTCAGAAGTGCCAGGCAGAGATGAAGCATGGAAAGAACAGACGATTAAGAACACATCAGAGTCACAGTTTCGTGTTGAGTTTGAATGTGAGTTCTTAGGATCTGTTGATACTTTAATTGCACCATCTAAACTTAAGACTATGGTGTATGATGAACCAATTAATAAAGGTAAAAGAGGCGGAGAAATATATGAAAATCCTATACCTAAACATAATTATTCAATTACGGTAGACGTTGCAAGAGGCGTAGAGAAAGATTATTCTGCGTTCATAGTATTTGACACTACAGAGTTTCCATACAAAGTTGTTGCTAAGTATAGAAACAACACTATCAAACCAATGTTATTCCCTAGTGTCATCGTAGATTTTGCTAAGGCATACAATGATGCTTTTGTCTTATGTGAAGTAAATGATATAGGAGATCAGATTGCATCTATACTATTCTATGATATGGAATATGAAAACGTATTGATGACTGCTATGAGAGGTAGGGCTGGACAAGTGTTAGGACAAGGTTTTTCTGGCAGTAAGGTGCAATTAGGAGTAAAGATGTCTAAAACTGTTAAGAAAGTAGGTTCACTAAATTTAAAAACTCTCATAGAAACAGATAAACTTATAATTAAAGACTATAATATTATTGCAGAACTCACAACCTTTATTGAAAAATCAAATTCATTTGAAGCAGAAGAAGGATGTAATGATGATCTCGCCATGTGTTTGGTAATATTTGCATGGTTGGTAATGCAAGATTATTTTAAAGAGATGACAGATGATGATATAAGAAAGAGAGTGTATGATGATCAAAGAGATCAGATAGAGGCAGACATGGCGCCATTTGGATTTATACAAGATGGTGTATCCGAGGAAACTTCATTTGTTGACAATGAGGGTGATAGATGGCATGTTGATGAATATGGAGATAGATCTTTCATGTGGGATTACTTATGATCAGTCCAACAGAAGTAAACGAATCACTTAATGATTTGAGGCCATACATCGAGGCAGATGGTGGATACTTAGAGTTTGTAGAGATTGATTACAATTTAGAAGAAAATATGCGAATGTATTATGGTGTGAGAGAAGGAGAGGAAGCTGCAGTAGTAAAAGTAAGATTACATGGTGCCTGTTCCACATGTGCTATGAGTTCTCAGACATTGAAGATGGGCATAGAAAGACATCTTACTATGAAGTTTCCAGAGATAGTGGGTGTAATCCAAGTAGAATAATGGAATTAGATGATCCAGTTCTGTTTCTGCATGAAAGAAAATGTAGGGTATGTGGTAAAACTTACTCACTGACAGAGGGATTCTATCTGTCTAGGAAGAATAGAGGAGAGAAACCTTCCTCATATTCATATGAATGTAAGAGATGCACCATTGACAGAGTGAAAAAGAAAAGAAGAAGAGATAAGCCAGACGTATATCCTGATTGGTAGAGGGTTCATGTATCGTTTCCCCAGTGGAAAAGTAGTAATTTCTAAATAATAACAGAGAAAACAACTGAGATCTTCGAGGAACACTAACATGACGCTAAATCTAGTATCTCCAGGCGTTAAGGTAAGAGAGGTAGACCTAACAGTAGGAAGGATTGACGGCATCAACGATCAAGTTGGCGCTATCGCTGGGCCTTTTGAAAAGGGGCCTGTAAATGAACCAGTTTTAATTGAAACTGAACAAGACTTACTTGAAACATTTGGAGCACCAAAATCTACCGATGCACAGTATGAATACTGGATGACTGCATCTGCTTTCCTATCATATGGTGGTATCCTAAGAGTATTAAGGACAAATAACGATACACTATCAAATGCTAACGTCCCTGTTGGTGTTGCAATTACTGACTTGTCTATCAAATCCTCAGAAGATTATTACAACAATCGTGCAACAGACACAAGTTGGCATTATGCTGCTAGAAACCCTGGCTCATGGGCAAATGGACTTAAGATTTGCACCATTGACGGAAAGGCAGATCAGAGACTTGCAATAGGTACAGATGGAATTTCTGTTGGATTTGCCGTCACTGCTGGATTCTCAACAAGTGTTGCAAATCTTGATGGTACAGTTGGTATTGAAACAGGTTACATAAAAGGAATAATAACACAAGTTAATGTTGGATCTGTAGATATAAAAGTTGTAAGTAAACACAATGTCACTACAGATGTATGGAGTCACATAGATTACGACGAAGGATCTTCAACTGCATCTTTCATAGGTTATGATGTTGGAATTTACAATAATACTATTGCTTCAGACACATCAGTAAATCATCCGAATAGAATACAGTTCTTCAATACATCAGGAACTCCACAGAGCGTTGAAAGAACAAGATTTAATGCTACTGTTGGTATTGGTTCTACCGAAATCACATTTGGTGCTGACTTCAATACACTTAAGTCTGCTCCTGGCGATACAGTTAAGTCACTTAACGGAACATACGAAGGTAAAATTGTTAACTACGGTACACAACAACAGTATCTAATCATGGACACTGCAGCAACTGTATCGTTTGCAAATACCACATTCATCGTTAAATCACAGGTGAACGCTGGTGTTGGTAGTGGTCTTTACTTAAGAGAAGGTAACACCATTGTTGATTGGTATGATCAGCAACAACTTGGTTTAGATAACGCCACAGTATTCTGGAAATCAATCGCAACTAGACCAACAACCACTGAGTATGCCTCAGAAAGAAGTTCCAAGAATGATGAATTCCATGTAGTTATAGTTGATGACGATGGATCTGTAACTGGCACATCTGGAAACGTCATTGAGAAATGGACAGGATTATCTAAGGCATCTGATGCGAGAGTATCACCAAGCACAGGTGTTTACTACAAAGACTACATTGCAAACTTCTCTAATCAGATCTTTGTTGGTGCAGCTCAAACTGGTGTGGGTATAAAACACTCTAACATCACAGGATATGCAGTAGATTCAAGTGGAGTTTGGGGAACCAAAGCACAGGGAGTTGCCTTTAATGGTTCTGGTGCATCTGTATTCACACTTGCTAGTGGTAATGACTACGGTGGAGTAGAGAAATACAAGTGTAGTTTAGGTGATATAGTAAGTTCTTACCAAGTTCTTGATAACCCAGCTGAGTATTCAGTTAACTTCCTAATTCAAGGGCCATCTGGTGGAGACAGTATATACGAAGCACAAGCTAAGGCAAATAAACTACTTAGCATTGCAACTGATAGAAAAGATTGTATTGCATGTATCTCACCTTATAGAGAAGGAGTTGTTGGTGTAACTGACACAGACAAACAGACTTCAAATATCATACAATTCTATGATAGTTTACAGTCAACTTCATATGGTGTATTTGACTCTGGTTACAAATATACATTTGATAGATTCAATAACACATTTAGATATATTCCTCTAAATGGTGATATTGCTGGATTGATGGCAAGAACATCCATCAACTCATTCCCTTGGTTCTCACCAGCTGGTGCAACTAGAGGAACTATCAACAATGCAGTTAAACTTGCATACAATCCATCACAGGCACAAAGAGATCAACTCTATCCTAAGAGAATTAACCCTGTGATCTTCTCACCTGGCGCTGGTATTTCACTATTCGGTGATAAGACAGCACAGAAAGTTCCATCAGCGTTTGATAGAATTAACGTTCGTCGTTTGTTCCTAACAATCGAAGGTGTTATTGAGAGAGCATCAAGATCTCAGTTATTTGAATTCAACGATGATTTGACAAGAACTAACTTTGTCAATATTGTTGAACCATATCTTCGTGATGTTCAGGCAAAGAGAGGTATCTCAGAGTTCGTTCTTATTTGCGACGAGACCAATAACACACCTGATGTTATTGATGCAAATACCTTTAAGGCAGACATATTCGTGAAGCCTGCACGTTCTATTAACTTCATTGGTCTAACCTTTGTTGCAACTAGAACAGGTATCAGCTTCGATGAAGTTGTTGGATCTGTTTAATTTACTAAATACACACGAAAGAGGACACTAAGTAATGTCAATAGAAATCCCTAAAATAGCCGCAAGAACTATAGATCAGTTCAAGGCCAAATTAGTTGGCGGCGGTGCTCGTCCTAATTTGTTTGAAGTATCTCTAACATTCCCAGAGGGAACTAAAGGAGAAGTATCGGACTTTGATAGCAAGGCTAGATTCCTAGTCAAAGCTGCTAACCTCCCTGCATCAAATATAACTCCAATCGACATTC